CGTTGGCCTCGGTGCCCATGTCCTCGAGCGACTTGGCGGTCAGGCGTGCCTCGATGCGCGCACCGGCGGAGTGGATCTGCGGCGGGTATTCATAGCCGCGCTCCACGGTCAGGTTGAGCTGGTCGCCGGTGCCGGCGGTGACCGACTCCACCTTCACCACCTCGAGGTTTTCACCGTAGCGAGTGGTGTCCTTGAACAGCGTCATCAGGAAGTAGTCGCCGGAGGCCATTGAGCCGGGCGCCGGCAGGTTGGCGTGGTCGCGGATCTTGAGGATGGTCTCGCCGGTGGAGACGGACTCCGCCAGGATGCCGCGCGCGTTGTTGAGGAAGATCTGGGCCATGAATTACATCTCCACTACGACAATCAGGAAATCGACTTCTTTCTCTCGGCTCTGCGTGTAAATCAGCGGTGAGAACTTGTAGCTCTTGCCCGCCTGCCCCCCTTTCACCCACAGCTTGACCCGGTCGGGCTCGATGCCGACCTGGGTAAGCTCGATGCCGTCCGGGGCGGTGACATCGACATCGACCACTTCATCCCCCGGGGCGAGCCAGTCGCCGAGATAGACGTCGTAGTCCAGGTGATCCTTGGGCTGCTTGCGAAAGGTCTTCATGCCACTCGGTACTCCCGTGGGCTGGAGGTGACGGTCAGGGTGCGCTCACTGCCTGCCACGCGGATCGTGCGCCAGGGAGAGGCGTGCTCGTCGGCATTGATCTTGAAGACGTTGCGCGACACGCCGCCGCCTGCCTGCATCGGCGCCGGATCACTGGTGACCCAGCGATAGACGTGCGCGCCCTGGATATGCGGCAGGTCAGCCCAGGGGAGCAGCAGTGCGACTTCTGGCGAGATGGCCTCCGGAACCAGCTTCACCCGGGCGTTGCGGTAGCTGGCTTCGGTGCTGGCCGCGCCATGCGCCCGATCGAAGCGAGCCGAATTGACTGTCACGCGCGGGTAGAACGGGCGGGCCTCGGCCGAGATCACCAGCGGGTCCGCCGTAGCGTCTCGCGTCACCTCGACCGCATCACCCATGGCGGCACCGTCAATCACCGCCCGACTGCTGACGTAGGCCAGCTTGCGAGCCGTGTCATGGGCATCGGCGTCGCCAGCACTGCGGCCACTGACCCAGGGGCTCGCGCCAATGGCGTAGCCGTTCACGGTGCCATCGGCCACTCGTGGTGCGGTGGTCGGCTTGGCCAGGCGACGCGCGCCAAAGGCGGAGAGGGATGCCTCGCCTACCTCCTCGCTGATCGCCTCGACCGCCGGCCAATGCCACGGCACCGCAATGCCGCTGGCCTCGGCGTAGGCTTCGGCGACGACCTTGCGCAGCGCCGTCGGCTCGAAGGGGGTGGCCTGGGCCTCGGGCTGCACTCGTCCGGTCTGCCAGACGGTGTGCGTGGTCAGCGCTTCAAGCGGATCGCTGACGGAAGCGCCGAGTGCACTGGCCACGCCATGCGCATCACGCTCGATGATCTGCGTGACCCGGAAGTCGCACCAGGCAGGCAGGCGGACGCCAACCACCATGGGCTTGCGAGTCGCTGCCGTGGGGCTGATCGATGCGCTGGCCGTCGCCGCACTTCCGGCGTAGGCGGTCTTGAAGGTGTCGCCGTCGTAGGTAATGTCCGGCGAGATATACGCCTTGGCCACGGCGGTTGCGGTGCCACGCGGCGCGTACTTCTGCCAGGTGGTGCCGGTACCCAGCGCCTCTGCCGTGGTGCGGTTGTCGCCGGCGTCCCGCGCGATGTAGACATGCTCGCTGCGCAGGCGCCCTTCTGCCGACGCGCCATCGATACTGGCCGCCAGGGTGGCGCTGTGAATGCCGCGCGAGAAGGCGCGACAGATCGCCGTCCCGGTGTTGTACTTCTGGCGAACCTTGATCCGCCGAGTGCGCCCCTCGTTGTTGTAGCTCAGGGCGCGAGGACGCAGCATGCGCGGCGTCATCCAGCGGGTCAGGTCGTAGGCCAGCGGCGCCAGGGTGGCGCTACCCTCCATGAGGGGCTGCCCGGGCTCGATGATCCGCGTCGGGATCACCGTATAGTCGAGCGTGGTGTCGGCCTCGGCGATAACTCGCTGCTGGCTCCACCAGGCACTGCCCAGGGCGCTACCGTTGAGCGTGCGGTCGTAGACCACCGGAGTGGTGTCCACACCGACATAAGCGTGACGCTCAAGCTCGCCCGGAAGGGCCTCGGCATCGGCCTCTGCCTGTCCGCTCAGGAACGCCAGGCGCACCCCTTCGGCAGGCGTTGCGGTGGCGGTACCCTCGATTCGCTCGCCGTTGACGTTGGTCACCCGGTAAGCATCAATGGCCGGCGCATCGGCTTCGCCGAATGCCGTATCGGCGTGCGAGTAGGCGGTGCGCAGTGGCTCGAGGTCTGCCGCCTCCGCCAGCGCCTCCCCTTCGCCATAGGCCGGTCGAATCCGGGTCGGCTCATAGCCAATGGCGTCGGCTTCTGCTGCCACGCCCGTCGGGTAGAAGTGCGTATAGCGTGTCGAGTCGTTGAGCGCGAAGCCGTTGAGCATCACCGCGAAGGTGAAGGCATCGGTATCGGCATCCACGCGGTTGGGCTCATCGCCAGTGGCGCTGGCCGATGACGAGGCGCCGCCCGATACCCGGGCCATGCGCGTCGGCTCGTGGCCAGTCGCCGCTGATTCAGCATGCGCGGACCCGCTCGCCAGGCGGGCGCGCGTTGGCTCGTCCGCCTGGGCCTCGGCGCTGGCAAGCACCGGGGCAGGCTCCATAAACGTGAAGCGGATCGTGCCATTGAGCACGATTCCATTGAGCGGGCCGGCGCAGGTCATGGCTACCCCTTATCAGCGCAGCACAATTTCGATGCCGCCCACGTCGATCGACAGGACGTCGTTGATCTCCAGGGTCTTCGCCACGGTGAACGGGGCGTGATACAGCATGTTGCCGCCGGTCTGGGCATCGAAGATGGCGTAGTGACTCACGGTCACGGTGCCGTCGGCGATGGGCGGGAACTGGATCAACTTGGCGTTGCTGGTCATCTTGCCGTCGGAGCTGGTGGCCGGCGACGTCCAGCCGGACTCGATGGTGCCGCCCTTGGCTGCGTCCTGGCGGACATAGCCCGAGTCGGTCACCTCGGTGCCGGTGGCGGCATCGGTGGGGTCGCTGGTGAACAGCGCGATGTAGATGGTAGAAGGCGTCGGCAGGGAGTTGCCGCGCAGGGTGTGCTGCAGAATGCCTTCTTCCAGGTAGTCGGAGAATGCGGACATGTCGCGTTACCTCTCGGTAAGTGGTGCGATGGGTGGGGTCAGATAAAGCGCCGCGCCTTCACGCGGGCGCCACCTCGGGCATGGCCGAGTCGGGAGTGCTGCCTGGCATCGGCAACACCGGCCAGGAAGCGCTGTTGGTAGTAGGAGGCGAGCTCGGCATTGCGCCACGGCTGCGGGAGCAGCAGAAGGCGCCACCGGGCGCCGTCGGCGATCACCTCGCCCCAGCGCGATACCACCTCCTCAGGCGGCATGTCGCCAGGTGCGGGGCGGCAGGCCAGCCGGCCGTAGAGCATCGAGTCCTCGGGAGTGCGGTCGAACTCGATCAGCGTCGGAGCAGGCTGGCGGAAGCCGTCACCCTGCACCCGCTCACGCCCCTCGAGGGTCAGTGAGACGATGCGCAGCGGCTCGCCACGCGATGCCACCACCTGCGGGTAGTCGGTATCAGCCGCCACCACCACCGGCTCACCCTCCTGCACCCAGGCGTCAGCCTCGGTGCAGAGCTCCCGGCCCATGCGGGCCAGCACCTCGCGGATGGTGAGAAGCGGCGCCTCAGGCACGTCTTGCAGCACCTGATTGACCAGCTCGTCGATGGTCATTGCCGGGTCCTTTGCGGGTTGCTGGACAGATCAGGCGCGTTGGGCGAGACCATGCGGTCGATCTCCACCCGCTGGCCCAGCGAGCCCATGTACGACTGCATGTGCATCTGCGCCCGGTTCAGGTTTGCCGCATGTTCGGCGTCCTTGGAGTAGGCGCGATACAAGATGTAGTCGGTGATCACCGGGGCATAGCTGTCATTGAGCTTGATCGGCTGGCCGCGCAAGCCCTCGAGCCCCAGGCTCTTGTCGTGCGGTGACGGTACCGCCGAGTAGATGATCTCGATCTCGGCGGCATCGCTGGCCGGCGGGTAGACGTAGAAGTGAGTTGGGTCCTGGTCATCGAACACGAACTGCTCGATGTTCACGCTCTCCTGGTCGGCATGCCAGCCACGGCGCGTGGTATCCAGGGCGCGACGCGATGTCACCAGAATGCCCAGCTTGTCGCTGGTGGCAGCGGTATTGCGCACCACATCGATCAGGCGCAGCCCGTCGCTAGGGATCTGCTGTCGCGTACCCTCGTCCAACTTGAGAGTAGCGTTCACCGACGAGGCGTCAGGCTTGACCTGAACGATCGCCTGATAGGCCTCGTTGAGCCAGCCAATTAGCTCTTCGTTGGTCCAGCGGGTGCCGGCAGCCGTCACCTCCTGCAGGACCAGCTTCGCGTTGTCGATGATCGTGCCAACGGTGGTGACGGCCATGGCTTAGACCTCCTGCATGTCGCGCTTCTTGGCGAGCTGCGCGGTCCAGGGGAACAGCCGGCCGGTCTTGCGGTGCTTGAGCATGCGGCCCTTGTATCCAGACTCCGCCTCGCCTTCATCCCCGCCCTTGGCCGTCTGCTGCTCAGCCTGGGCGACCTGAGCCGCGGCATGCGCCTCGGGGTCGATCTCGCCGGTGGTGTCGTTCTCCTGGGCCTCGGCCAGCTCCAGCAGCTCGGCACGGATGGTCTCGACGCCCTTGCGCTTATCGACGTCCACGCCGAACAGCTCCTTGCCCAGCGTCTCGAGCTGGTCCTTGGTCTCGGCGCCCTCGATCTTCTTGATCAGTGACATGGTGTTGCCCTCATTCGGTCAGAAGAAAAACGCCACCCCGGAGGGTGGCGTTACGCTCAGCCGCGCTCGGCGTAGAGGTGGCCCATCGCGTTG